GGTGCGGATTCAATTATGTGGCGAAGTTGAGGAATCACGATGGGCTTACAGATGATGAAATAAGAGCAAAATGGGGGATGGATCAAAGCGATCCAAAGTATTTGAATGCACTAAAGACAGCCAAAATGGCCGGCAAACTTCCGCGTGAGATATATGAGTTGGCTGCCAAGGCCGGCGTCAAGGTGAAGACCATAACTGAAGGACAGCTCAACAAAGGAATGACTATGGCGCAAGTCAAAGAAAAATACAAGGCAAAATTAGCGGCAAAAGAGTCTACTCACTTAAAGACTCCGGCAAAAGCCGGCAAAATAAACGCCCATACAATTGCAGCAAAGACTGGAATGCAATTGAAACACGTCAATATGCTTCGTCTAAAGGGCCATACAGATACTGAAATCATGACCCACGGCATGGCGCTGTTTGATACAACAAAAGCAAACCGTGCAGCGGCCAGAAAAGCAGCAAAAGAGAACCCTGCTATGCCGCCTACCTCAATGGGTCCTGAGACAGGCAAGCGTCAACAGCCGTCTCAATCGGAAGGTGACATCAAGGACCTCTACGATGCTACATACCGCAAGGAATCCGCCACAGCCCGAATCAAGGAATTTGAACTGTATACCAAACTACAGGACGTTGTGCCTGTAGCAGAGGAAGCGATCGTTTGGGCCACGGTGGCGCGGGTCACGCGGGACAGCTTGATGATGATTATTGATCGTGTTGCCGGCACACTCGCCGCGATGGAATCCGAAGAGGATGTCAAAATCTATCTAAGGGACCACTTTGAAACGGCACTCAAGAACATCCCGAATCAAATCAACCAGGCATATCTGGAAATGATCGAGAAGACTGAAGGCGAACAGTATGGAGAGACAGCATGAGCTTGAACCTATCTAGCGAATTGCCTGGAGTATTAAGTACATACAGCTGGCGCGCCCCAACAAGAGCGCTGTTGGATGCCTTTAATGCTGCCATTATTCCTCCAGAGCGCCTGACTGTGAGCCAATGGGCAGAAAAGAATCGCAAATTGAGCTCAGAAGCATCTGCAATGAAAGGTCAGTGGTACAGTTGGCCGTTTCAGAAGGAGCCAATGGACCTTCTAAGCAGCTATAATCCAACAAAGATTGTAGTTCTTCAGTGTGCTAGCCAAATGCTGAAGACAGAAGCAATTCTGAACATGCTAGGATATGTAATTGACATTGATCCTGGCCCAGTTCTGATCGTAGAGCCAAGGGAAATGGATGCCGAGTCACTCAGTAAGGACAGAGTGACGCCGATGATCAGGGATACTCCTGTCCTTCGGCAGAAAATGCTCGGCAATCGCAAGACAGACCGCCACGATAAGGGCAATACAACTGCGCATAAGCGTTTTCCTGGCGGTCACGTTACGTTTGTTGGCGCAAACAGCCCGTCAGGACTGGCAATGCGTCCAATTCGATACCTTCTGATGGACGAAGTGGACCGCTATCCCATCAGCGTAGGCAAGGAAGGTGATCCAATCAACATTGCACTCAAAAGGACCACCAACTTCCCGAATAGAAAGATCATAATTTGCTCTACTCCAACGCTTCAGGGACGTTCAAAGGTCAATTACTGGTACGAACTGTCAGATAAGAGGCAATATCAGGTCCCTTGCCCTTATTGCAGCGAGAAACAGGTGCTGAAGTTTGAGAATCTTGAGTGGGGGCAGAAGGAAGGCCGGTTCATTCCAGTTGATAAAGCTCATTACCGGTGCTCATATTGTGATCGGCTGATTCCGAATGAGATGAAGTACAAGATGATCGAGTCCGGGCTGTGGGTGAAGGACAATCCATCATCCGACATTGCCGGATTCCATCTATCTCAGCTTTATAGCTACATGCGGCCTTGGGGAGACATAGCGAAAGAGTATCTTGACGTCAAAAAGGATAAGGAACAGCACCAGACGTTTGTTAATACCGTCCTTGCCGACACCTGGAAGGACTACGGCGATGCGCCCGACTGGGAACGGATAAAGAGTAGGGCGGCTGGCTATGAACCGTGTATAGTCCCACGGAAGGCCCTGTTTCTTACTGCAGGGACAGACGTACAGAAGGATTATTGTGAAACTTACGTTTGGGGATGGGGAAGGAACAAGCATAGGTTCCTGATTGACAAAATAACAATCATGGGCGCCGCTTCTCTATCCTCTACCAAGGAAGCGTTGACTAAAATCCTCAATTCAACCTATATGAATGAGGACGGAGTTGAGATGCCGATCCAAATGATGGCTATTGACTCCGGTTTCGATACGCCGCATGTGTATGATTGGGCTAGGCGCGCCGGCCAATCCAGGGTAATGGTGATTAAAGGTGTTGATACTGGCGCCGCGATTGTGGGACACTTCTGGGCTGCGGATTATACGATTGGCGGCAAGAAGGTCAGTGCCGGCGTCAGGGTTTATCCTGTGAATGTATCCTGGGCCAAGAATGAATTGTACGGTTTCCTGAATCAGACCATGCCTAAGGATGATGAAGAATTCCCGTATGGTTGGGTGTTCTATCCGCTGATGGAGGATGAATTCTACAAGCAATTGGTGGCTGAGGTTTGGGTTGAACGGCAGGTTCGTGGCAAGCTTGTTGGCGAATGGGTAAAGACTAGGGCGAGAAACGAAGCATTGGACTGTGCCAACTATGCCAGAGCGGCCGCAAACCTTGTCGGATTCGATAGATATAATGACCGCGATTGGGAGCGGCTGGAAGCCCAGATTTGGCGCCCCAAAATAACTCCTATTCAAGTACAACAAGATAGGATAGAATCTAGTTTGATGGGAAACACCTTTACCATCCCGGCTCCTGTTGAGCCTGCAAAGGTTCAGCGCAATCAGCAATTTACGAACCGCAGCGGCATTAAAGTTTGGGGAAAGTTCAGGGGATTGTAATGCTACCCACTTTTGATTCTACAAAGAGACAGGAACTTTGCGACGCATTGTATGAGGCGTTGCTGACTGGAACAAGGCGAGTTGTATTCCAGGATCGGATCATCGAGTTCAATACTCCGGATGAGATAAAAGCGGCAATCGCAGAACTCAACCGAATTGATACTGCGGCAGTGCCAACATCCGAAGCAGCGAAGAATGCACCGCCGCGACAGATACGGATGATAATGGGCGGTGGTACCTACTGATGTCCAGACCAACTCTCTATGACGCAAACAATAGGCCTATCAAAGCCGCGCATCCAGGATTAGAAGGAGCATCCACGGCTGGCCGTCGTGTTGCCGGCTGGAATCCTCCAGTCCAGACAATCAACTCGGCAGTCATCTCTGGCGGTGATCTCTTACGAAGCCGCGCCCGTCAAACAGCCCGTAACAGTCATTGGGGCACCAGCTTCGAATCTGGCCTTGTCTCTAACGTAATAGGTACGGGGATTGTTCCGGCGCCCAAGCATCCGGACAAGGCTGTGAAGAAGATGTTGCGCGATCTATGGTTGGAGTGGACTGATAATTCCGATGCAGATGGACGCAACGACTTTTACGGGCAACAGGCTTTGCTCTTCAAGTCTGTTATCCAGGGCGGCGAAGCACTCTCAAGAATCCGCTATCGAAGGATGGGTGATGGGTGGAAGATTCCTCTCAAGATCCAGCTCCTGGAAGCTGAGCACCTACCCAACAGCCTGAATAAGGTAAACCAAGGCGATTATGGCGTTGTGTCATACATCAAGCAGGGCATCGAATTCAACCGAATGAACGAAAGAACGGCCTATCATCTCTACAGGGACCATCCTGGCGATATGAATAAGGTCTTCCCAACCAACGAGACAGTTCCAATTCCAGCTTCTTCAATTCAGCACGTGTACGAGATGGCTTGCCCCGGTCAGGTCCGTGGGATCAGCTGGTATGCGCCAATCTTAGTCAAGCTTTGGGAACTCAGCACATATGATAACTCGGAATTGGCGCGAAAGAACCTGACAACTATGCTTGTCGGGTGGATCAAGCGCAACGGCAACTCCGAGGAGCAAGCCGGAATCCGCGCAACATCCGAGGTTCCTGAGAATGTCTCTGGCGTGGAGGAACAAGCCGGAGTTGCCTTCTCTAATATCGAACCTGGGACAATTCTGGATGTCGGGTTGGATGCTGAGCTTGACTTCTATGCACCGTCCGATGTCGGGCAGATGTATCCGGAGTTCATGCGAGTTCAATTGATGTCCCTGGCCGCTGGAATGAGGGTGCCGTATTACGTCTTGACTGGAGATTTGACGTCAGTCAGCTTCAGTAGCATCCGTGCCGGCCTGATTGAGTTCCGGCGCAAGTGCCAGATGATCCAGCACCAGCTGATTGTTTATCAATTCTGCCGGCCTGTGTGGGATGCCTTCATAAGGACCTGCGCCATGGCTGGTCTTATTGACGCGAATGAACTCGCAATGTTCCCTGATCGTTATGGAGCAGCCTGGAAGCCTCAAAAGGGTGAGTGGGTTGATCCAGTGAAGGACATTGAGGCTGAGATCATGGCAATTCGTGCCGGCCTGAAGTCCAGAGCAGCATCGGTGGATGAGATGGGAGAAGACGCAGAAGAGATTGATGAGCAGCAAGCTGCGGATAACGAACGTGCCGATTCAATGGGCCTGAAATACGATAGTGACGGAAGGAATCCCAAGAATGGCGCCGCGCCTCAGCAGCCTGAAACCGCCCGTCAGGACAAGCAGTTGGCAACGCACCTTCTTTAATGGAGAGAAAATGATTAAACTTATCACAATCCTGTTTTTGTCTGCGCTATCATTGATGGCTCAGAGAGACTTGACTCAGACGGAGATTACTGAACGTATCGTTACGTTCACAATGCCAATCAACACCGCCGTTACAGAGACGGTAAAGAGTATGCCGCAGAACTTCGGTTGTACTCCGGCCGCAATCATTATGCCGGCAGCTTGGACGGCTGCTGACATATTGATTGAGCTCTCTCTTAACGGCACGGACTGGTATCCAGTCAAGGATGCTTTCAAACAATTCGATCCAATCCAGGTGGATGTAAGTACATGGGTTGTGATTGATAGTGCGAAGTATTGGACTGCTAGGATCTTCCGCCTAAAGAGTGTTGCTGCTGGAGATCCAACCACAACCGTCAACCAAGCTGCTGCGAGAGTTCTGAAAGTGATCTGCCAGAAGTAGGTGAATGATGAAATATATACTCACTTGCCTAATTCTCTTCCTTTCCCTCTACGCACAACCTCCATCCCCTGCGCCCAATGATATTGTCCGGAGTCGTGGCACAACGCTTCCGGCCACTTGTGTGTTAGGAAAGCAATTCCTTCGAACCGGAGCCACGGCGCCAGGGCTGTACTATTGCCGGCTGAATGCTGATGGCGTTACGCTGGAGTGGGTGCTCCCTGGGTCAAGCGAATCAATTGTTGGCGCAAAAGGCGATAAGGGCGATAAAGGCGACACAGGAATTGGTCTACAGGGACCTCCTGGCACTACCGGCGCACAAGGCCCACAAGGTCCACAAGGACCTGCCGGAGCAGATGGAACAAACGGAACTAACGGCTTGGATGGCTTCGGCGTAAACTATGAACAGTCATTTACAAACCAGACATCAGTAGCGCTGACTCACAATTCAGGAACGAATGCCATTGGAGTATGGTGCTTTGATGATACTGGAAGTCCTGTTGGCTATGACACATTGACGAAGAACAGCGTTAATTTAGCAACAGTAACATTCAGCAATCCACAATCTGGATCTTGCGTTGTTAATTATGCTGGAGGGGCTGGCGGAGGGGCTGGCGACAATACTGTAGTCAGCAATGTTGGAACGGGCGCACACATCTTGAAGGTTGGAACAAATATTGAGGATCGTGCGCTTGTAGCAGGTACAAATATAACCATCACAGAGGCTGCGAATACAGTCACAATCAATGCAGCTGGTGGCGGAAGCGGATCATTCACTCCAGATTCAACACTGAAGCTAAACCTGGATGGTAGCTACGGCGTAGATGGGGCTGTGATCCCAACGTATATAGCCAACAATGCAAGTTTGTCATTCTCACCAATCAACAACACTGCTTGTGGCAATCAGACATTCACAGTTCTTGGGGCCATGGCCGGGGATTCAATAGCCCCTGGTTGGCCGAATGGATTCACATCCGGATTCCTTGGAATGATGTTTGTGTCAGATGTGAACACAATTACAGTTCGGTTGTGCAATTTCAGCGGAGGGGCAGCAACACCAGCCGCAGGGATGACGTATAAAGCAACTATTGTGAAGGGATTCTGATGCGACTTCTAATATTGACAATTTGCGGAATATCTTTGCTTGGACAAGGAAGGTTTAACGGAACTGTTAGCACAACAGGTCCTGTTGACTTTTCAGCAGCAACTTCATCTAAGCCTTGGCCTAGCTCAGCATCAGCACCTCCGACATGCGCAGTAGGAACGAAGTATTTCAACACAACAACAGGGAAAGATTATACCTGCCCTGTGTTGAATACTTGGGTTGAGTTCGGAGGAAGTGGCGGTGGAGGCGTTACAACCTATAGCGGGGCAATTAACTTCGGGTCCGTCCCTGACCTAGGTTGTATTGAATCAAACATCACCGCAACAGGCATAACTACAGGCGCGCAATTGGCTTCAGCCTGGCCGTCAGGACTTGAAGCTGGCCTTGTTCCATCAGCAAGAGCGAGTGCTGCGGATACAATCTCAGTTCGAATATGTAACTTTAGCGGAGCGGCGGTCGATCCTGCCAATGCCACATACACAATTACTGATGTGACTGGGTATGGATATCTGTCTGGCTCAGGGTCAATTAACTTTGGCGATATAAATGATGGTTCGTGTGCCACAAACACGCTTACCATTACCGGAGCAGCAACAGGCAACAAGTTGGCTCCGACATGGCCGGCTGCATTAGAGGCTGGATTGGTCCCGTCAATTAGGATATCAGCCGCAGATACAGCAACAATTACTTTGTGTAACGTCTCTGGCTCTTTGGTAAATCCGGCAGCCGGTACATTCGGTGCATCAGTTATTAAGTAGGAGAATGAAAATGAAAACACTCTTGATTTCTTTGGTCCTGGCGCTCGTTGCCTTCGGGCAGCAACCACCTCTGCGGCCTATCATTTGCGCCGATGCAGGAGCGAATGACACATACACTTGCACAGCAACTCCAACCCTCACAGCTTATGCAGCCGGACAGATTGTCCTGTTCACTCCGAACACGGCGAACACCGGAGCGGCCACAGTCAACATAGACTCATTGGGAGCAAAGACGATTGTGAAGCTTGGTGGGGCCATCAACACTGCCCTGGCCGATAATGACCTTCGTGCGAATCAGCGTGTAATCCTCCAGTATGACGGAACCAACTTCCAGATGTTGAGTCAGACTGGAAATGCAGCGGCTGGCGGATCAAACAAGATCTGGCTTACGACATATTTCAACGCTGGATCTGGTATTGCGGCTGGAACAACTTCATACTATACAGTTGGTCCGTATAACGGGAGTTTGATTGAGTCGTCTGGCGAAATGTATATGCCTACTGCTGGCACAATCAACAAGCTTGCCATTAGGCTTAGCACTGTGCAGCCATCTGGCCAGACGCTAACTTGCGCAGTAAGGAAAATTGCGGCAGCAGCAGCTTGGGATGCGGCCGGAACAGATACTGCGGTTGTAGCTAGTGCCCCTGGCAGTACAGCGCGTGGTTGGGTCACCAGTAGTTCAACTGATACATTTGCTGCTGGTGATAGGTTGACTATCGGCTGTTCACAAGCGGCAGGAGCATCTGCGTCTGGTGGTTTGCGTAACGGTATTGTGGAGATTATCCTTCAATGAAAATTTTTGCACTTCTGCTTTGCATTCCACTCTTCGGACTTGATGGATCAAAGACCATCAAGAATCGAACTACATCAGAGTTGACAAACTATCCATTCACAATCCCATTCTGGGTTGCTCCTGGAGAGATTCAGACGTTTCCACGGCCTTACTTGACGCCATCTAGCACAAGTGTGCGGTCTGCCGCAACTGCTTGGCAGGCAGATGTTCAGCAGCGTTGGCGCGATAGCTCATCTGTACGGACCATCACTGGCGTCAAGACTGGCGATGTTGTTTGGTCCAAATCAAATAACACGGTGATCTCTGTGGTTGTGGCAACCGGAGGATCAGCCACAGTAACGCTTAATGATCCAGTCTGGGCAACTCAACTTCGAAAAGGTGATGCACTTACAATTTCTGGTGAGACGGTTGATCTTGACTTGAACCGTACTCACTATGTTATAATGGATGATCCAGTCACCACAACATATACTGTCTTTCATGTAAATGCACAAGCAACAACAGCAAGGACATATAATGGCGCCGGACTGACAATCAAGTGGATCATTGATGATCAGGCGTCAGGTCAGTGTAGGCTAAAATCAAACAACCATGAACTTGAGGTTGGAGATACAGTCACAATTGATGGTGTTGGCGGCATAACTGGAGTTAACGGTACGCGCATAGTCAGTGCCGTTTCACAGAATGAATTCATCGTCAATTCTGCTTGTTCAGGAGAATACATAAGCGGAGGGACTGTCAGCGGTCCATCATCAGGAAGCGTAAGGTATGCGCTTGTTTCATTTGTTGGGACGGTTCCGGCCTCTGGCAATTTGAAAGTTGATGTTGTAAATTCAGCAGATGCTTGTCATATTGGCGACATCGTAAGTTGCCGTGCCGCACGCACAACAGCCAATGCAATGGTGAATGATGTATCGTGGGGTCTTCAATTCGAAGCATCAACATATGTCTATACCGGAAGCACAGCTACAAAAACTGTGAATGCCAAGACATTACTAAATGCTTGGAATGGTACCGAGTCATATTGCGGAATCCGTTATTGGCTTCAAGGGCCAGTAGCCACTCAGTGGATCATTGAGGGCTGTAACGGAGCGAATGATTTTGGCTGGAAGCCTATTTTCTCTGCATCGAGTGCTCCAACGACTGGAAATAGCATCAATGCAGTAATGGCTGCTGATGCCACTTCATTCGTTTCTGCTGTGACTCCAAGCTTTGAAGTTGGCTCAATTCTATACTTTGCCGGCTCCACAGTTAATTCGAGGACATTCGAGTTGATGCTAGTTACAGGTATTGATGCCAATACCATATCTGTAACTCGTGGCTATTTATCCTCAACGGCACAGTCCCACGCATCAGGCAAAAAGTTTGGCGTTTTACAGTGGGAGAATAGCACAGATCCTGCATGGGATAAGGCAATACACCCTACGTTTGTTGTTACTCACTATCCTGGGTGGTCAGGAGTGAAGGTCGAAACCCAATGGAAGAATGGGTATTGGGATCGCATGGCTGCCATTTGGTATGCTCCAAAAATTAAGACTGGCGCCGGTCTTGTTGAACGCTGGTCTAAAGGCGTGACGCTGCACCCCCACAAGTCATTAGGTCGCAAAGTATTTTGGGATGGTACAGACCCAGAGTATTACTGTGAGGGTGGCGCTGGAACCGATCCTGATAACTGCGCAACAACTGGTGGCGGAAGTAGGGCAATGAAGTATTACATTGATCACAATAAAGATTATTTGGAATACTCCGGCGCACTACCAGTGAGGACGGCCACGCCAAACAGCTCAATCGTATTGGACCAGTGGAATAATGGCCACTCATTTCCAAGCGGATATCGCCCTGGTTGGAATGGAGCAGGAACATTTGGAGACAAGGGTGATTGGGGAGTTCAAAAACTAGTCCAAGCAACTACACTAGGTCCTGCATCTCCACTATTGTATCCTGGCGAAGCAAATGTAAATAATGAGACAATTGCTTCCTCGAATGCAGCAAGGGACTGGCAGTCAGATAATTCTAATTCCGCAGACAATTGGAAGTCAGCAGAAGGCTGGTGGCCTATGATGACTGATGCACTATTCCTTGGATCAGGATTTGCATACGATGGATATGAGATGCTATTCGGCGTCAAAGTTCCTGGCGGCGGCGGCAATGCAATGGGTGAGGCACATCTTCCATATTTTTGGAGAGAGAATGCAGATAGGCCATTGGTTGCTGGATGGCCAGACTCAGCAAGGGATAGGCTTGTATCATTACATGCCAGGCCGGCAATGTCAACATCTCCAGGCAATATGTATGTCTCATCAGTGCCATCCGGCAATGATATCCAGGGCATAAGTTGCTACCCTACGCATCTGTTTGCACCTAACAGCGCTTGGCTTTCTTCAACAGTCACATATTGGCCTTGCTGGAATGGCGTATATATCAACTATGAACCTGGGCATCTGCCGGATTATATGTTCATTCCATGGCTGATTACTGGTGATTATTTCTGGCAGGATGCACTTGTATCAAAGGTTACATATGCATCCAGTCTAGGATATGTCATACCAAACAATCCAGGATATGCACTTGGAAGGTCAGCCGGCACGAGAAGATTTGGAGCAGATTCAAATTCACACATTCGCGTAACCACTTGGCCTGAGCTTGCTTTGGTGCACGCACTTCAATCAACGCCTACAGAGCCTATGTTTGGCGAGTCATACAACCCAGTCCGAAAATTGCTTAATTCCTATTCATGGGATGTCGCTTTGAAATATGAAGGCATGCTGTACAAGACTGATGGATGGGCATCAATATTGTTCCCAGTAAAGTTTACATCAAGCTGCACTGGGTATTCAGCATCCTTGAATTCCGCAACAGCATCGGATACGTGGCGTCACGGATATTGTGCCCTTTCTGGTCCAAATGCTTTGCACTATTATTGGGCTGCTCTTGCTCCAGTTCCAGTTCAAGAGAATGATGAAGGATCACACCCTGAAATGGATTGGACCAAGGCTGCTGGACTTGACTCAATGTGGCAAGCCGGATATCTAGCCCTTGTCATGGCTAGGTCTTATGAAACCGGGAATCCACAATTCAAGTATGCGAGGCACGCACTAGGGAAATGGGCTCAGAATGCCGTCTTGAATAGGAATACAAATCCATATTTGGCATCGCAGTATAGGACGGTTACAAAACTAGTCTCTCAGCCTGAAGGGGCAAATTTGAGGCCGCAGACTTGGGCGGCATTCCTGGACGCCTGGGACCCGCCAACAAAGAATAAATCGTCATGGCCTAGTGCCGCACCTATTGGGTACGGTAATAAGTTTTGGGTCACATTGGCACTCACATACGGAGTCCCTGGTGATGCGGTGACTCCTGGTTGCACTCCGGCAGATAGACCTCCTGTTGGTTGCACAATGGAAGCTGCCATAAACTTCATGAGGCAGACTCTTCCAGATCGTGACCCTACAAAATCAGCAAGTGAGGGTGAGGCTGGATACTATGATCAGCCTAGGTGGGCGCCACAAGAGCCTAGACCATTCATTACCAAGTTGAGAAAATCAATAATTGGAATGACAGCAAACTTGAGTTGGGTTGCACCTGACGGTGAGGTGTGTAAGGTATATTTGGGTGCAACCCCTCCGCCAACATTAAGTGACGCTAATGACTCAAATGCAACTGCTGTTGGACGTATGCAGTCTTTTTCCGGCAGCGCGGCTGCTGGCTACACCTACAGAATAACATGTGGCAAGGCACGAACAACAGGCGTACTATAGGAGATATGATGAGCGCAACAAATCAACCCAATCAAAAGAAATATGGCATTGAAGAAATTTATCTTTGCCAAAGACTAACCAGGGCAATCTACCTCAAGAAGTTCGGTGAAGAGGCACCGGCATACGATTCTTCGCGCCGCATCAAGCGTTGGCTCATTCCTCCAACCCCCGGCAAGGCTCCGGACTTGTCGAAGAGAACGGTGAAGGTTTGGGATGACACAAAGAAGGCAATTGTGCCGCTGGAGATGACCGAGATTGAAGCAGCTTCGGTCAATCTCCCCGGCACCCTTTCCTATCCCAAGTATGTCAACCCTGAGGCATCGGTTGCCGTTATGAATGGCGGCAGCCTTTCTCAGAACGTCAACGGCGCCATGCTTGTTCTTCCGACATATGCGAATGCAATTGTCAGCGAGATCAAGAATGACCTCGGCATCGAGTTGTCGGTGGTAAAGGTCCCTGACCCTTGGCCTTTCGCAATCGTCTGGGGCACAGAGACAAGGCGCCACCTGAACCTTGTGACGGAAAGCGGCGTGTCATGGGATGCCAGCCAATTGGTTCGAAGCCGGTTCAGCAACGGCATTGGTGCTCCTGGCAAGTGGGTGAAGGCTGGTGACGGGATTACGTTTGTCGCAGACATCCCTCCGAATGGCGAGATGGATTTGCGGCCGGAAGTCCCGATGGCCGTCAGGGACCTGCTTCCGAATGAGAAGTTGGAAATTCAGTTCATGGGAATCCCTGTGATTGTCCGGACTGACATTGACATTCCTCCGGATCAGCAGACTGGCAGCGGTTTGACTACTGAAGAGAAAGAGATGCTGAAGGGTACATACGCCAACAGCATCAAGATTTTGGCCGCAGTAGAGGTGAAGTAGAACATGGAAAAATTCATGCTAATCATGCAGGTCTTGGCAGTATTGCCGGGAATCCTGAAAGCCGTTCAAGACATGGTTCCGAGTGATTCTGGGAACGGCAAAACCAAACTGGATGCCGCAATCGAGATGTTGACTCTTGTTGTTGGGAACATCACCAAGGTCATGCCTCAGGTTATGGCGCTCATCGAAGTGCTTGTTGCTGTCGGTAAGAAGACTGGCGGGTTGCCGGCTGGCCCCGTCAGCATCAAACCGATTGACGAAAACAACGCAATGCAGTAACAGTTTAGGCCCTGGTGGATTCCGAGTCTACCAGGGCCTAAAATAGTTGTAAACTTCAAAATGGAACTAGGATACAATCTAAGGGAAGTATGAATTCACATCAGCTTATCCATCTTCGCAGCAGGGTCCTGAACCGGCCACTCCTTGTCGCAGGGGAATATCTGAACAATTCTGTCATTCCTGTGCTTTGGCAGCGGCTTGGGCTTTCCTTGGATGATAGCCAGGTTCGTCCTGCAGCAATGTCGGAGGGCGAGAAGCGCAGGAAAGCATATCAGGTCACGGACGATGACGTTGCGGTGATCTCGATTGTTGGTCCGTTGGTGAAGCGGGCATCCGGTTCGGCCATGTCCGGTGGGCCCACAACGTACAACGACATTTACAACGAGTTCCTTGACGCAGCGACAGATCCGAAGATCAAGGGAATTCTGCTTGAGATCGACAGCCCTGGCGGTGAGGCTGCTGGAGTGCTTGAACTAGCCAATGCCATTCATTCTCAGCGCGGTAGCAAGCTGATCTATGCCGTTGCGGATTCGGATGCCTTCTCTGCCGCTTACTGGATTGCTTCGGCGGCAGAAAGAGTGTATGTTTCCGA